CGGGTGGTGGGGGGTGGGCAGAGTGCACTCCCGCTCGCAGTCGCGGCACGGGGTTGATGTGTGGACATACTTCAAAGTCAGTAGTCGACCAGCATCTGCAGTACTTGGCGTGAGAGAACTGTGGGATCCTCGTGGCAGATGACTCTGCGACAAGCGGATAACAGTTCAGCCGAAGAAAGAGTGGGTCGGCGGGCGACCCAGAAAGAGAAAAGGTCCTCGACGCGGACCAAATCGGGGAACAACATCTGCTCGACCCGTCTCTCGACGTCGTGGCCGACCCCGTCGCGGAGGCAGACGCGGTAATTGTGTGCGTCTTCAAGCGACCGGGTGGCGAGCTCAGCGAAGTCCCGTGCGAGCAAACGCACGTTCCAACTCACACCCTCCATGGAGAATTCGCCGCTGGTGCGTTCAAGGTGAAGGAACGCACGCTCAGCGAACATGGAGCGGATGGTGTGGCAGTGACGGAACTCATAGCAGGCGGAAAGAGCCTTGCCTGCCATGTACTCGTCGTTGGATACGGCGGCATTGTTGTTGGGCCGCACGTTGAACTTCGCGAGCACTTTGCCGAGAAATGGCAGCATCACGGGGTGGTCGGAGCACTCAGAGGGGTAGAAGTGCTTGCTGAGAAAATGGCACTGGGACAAGTGTCTTAGCACGGAAACCTTGGCTTCCATCTGTGCCTCTGCAGCAGCACGCTGATACCCCTTTGAAGCTCGACGAACCCACCGTGAGGTGGCTGCGAGCATGTCGTCACCGAGAATTGCCACTCGGGTGTGGCCAGGGTTGGCACGCAAAAACCAGTAGTTGAAAATGCACAAGTTCCAGAAAGAGTTGCGGAACGTTGTGTCAGTGACTCCGGTGGGGAGTTGGTTCTCAATCCAGGCCATAAGGCCGTACTTGCCGTTGAGAACGCGGCACCGGTTGGTTGCTGCGTGGAGTCGTAGGAACCACTTCGGGGCTCCGAGGCGCTTCATGAATCGAAGTTCCATCCGCTGTGCAGTCTTGCACTGGTATTTGTCGTTTGCGGTGAAATCGGCTTCGATGTAGGATTTGGTCGGTCCCGAGGATATGAACTCGGAAATGGAATCTGTGGTCTCCTTGTATGCCACCGAAAAAGCATACTGGAGCTTGTTGCCCGTCTCGCAGTCTTTAAATCTGCGCATCAGCTCCATGAACATGGGGCCGGAGACGGCGTTGTACAGGTCCGTTCCCTTGAATATCACCCGCCCTTTGACGGTGTGATGGGGCTTGACCAAAGCCTCGATCTTGGTGAAGACCTCTTTGTCGGAGTAGTCCTTGACGTTTTGAAGGCCCTGGCCCTCGATGGCTTTCCTCATTCTGCCCTCCTTCTCCGTGCTGAACTTCATTACCCACTCTTCGAAGAGTTCAGAGTCCCAATCAAACCTAGGCATCGGGCTTGGAAGTATGCGGCGCAAAAATCCATTGACAGAGCGCTGGAAGCGTGGTGAAGCTTCCAGTTGTGTGTGGTAGTTGATGCGCTTGTCAAAAGCATGCAGGAAATCTGCGCGGCCCGATGTGGTTATGTATGGGACCCTGCCCTCAATGGTGGGCCCGAGGAAACCCTGTAGTTCTCCTCCGAGTTGCTCGTCAGCCTCGCGGGCTGTCGCGCTGGAAATGCGCGTTGGGATCGCCAAGGTCACTTGACCATGGGGGGCGATGCGAGGCCGGCGTACAAACTTGGTGGTGTACTGCAATGGGGGTCTCATGTTGATGAAGTGGGGGCGGGCGACTTTGCGCCCGCCCGATCGCACGGAGTTGGCGGCGGCGGCGGCGTTGGCGTTGGCGTTGGCGTTGGCGGTGGCGGTG